TGGATCTGTAGACTCACGTTTCCCAGACTATGGCAAGGTTGTATTGCTATCCTTTCCTCGTTTTAAAGGTGACTTTATTACAACAAGGTATGAAGATGTAATAGCTGAAAAAGAAACTTTGCTTAGATCACATGAGTTTATAATTAACCCACTACTTTCTGAAGACGATCCAACTAATAAGTTTACTGTTGAATGGGATGAGGATGTAATTAACTCATACAGAATTCCAGGGGTATTTGCATTAAAAAGACCAACTTGGGAGATTAATCCAACAAGAAGTATTGAAGATTTTAAAATAGCGTTCCTTACTGATATGGCTGATGCACAAATGCGTTTTGCTTGTATGCCAACAACCTCTTCAGATGCATTCTTTAAGAATAGAGAAAAGCTATCTATGGCATTTAAAAAAATTAATCCAATTGATGTTTCAAAAAGAATTGAACAATCTTTTACTCCAGACCCAGAGACAACTTATTATGTACATGCTGACCTTGCACAAAAGCATGATAAGTGTGCAGTGTCAATTGCACATGTTGATAAGTGGGTAAGTGTTCAATCATTTAATAATTATGAACAAATTGTTCCGTTTATTGTTGTAGATGCAATTGTTTACTGGGAACCAAAGAAAGAGGGTCCAGTAGATTTATCAGAAGTTAAAAACTGGATTATTAATCTAAGAAGACTTGGATTTAATTTAGGTCTTGTTACTTTTGACAGGTGGAACTCTTTTGATATTCAAAGAGACCTGACAAGTGTTGGAATTAAAACAGAAACTCTTTCAGTAGCTAAAAAGCACTACGAAGACTTATCTATGCTTATTTATGAAGAAAGAGTTGTATTGCCTCAAATAGATTTATTACTTGAAGAAATGCAGGAACTTAGAATTATGAACAATAATAGAGTAGACCACCCTAGAAAGAAGTCCAAGGACTTGGCTGATGCTATGTGTGGATCTGTTTATAATGCAATCAGCCATACAAGAAGAGAAAAAATCCAGGAAGTAGAAGTTCATACTTATCAGTCTCGTCCAAAAGTTGACAAGGAAGATGATAAGATGGTAAAATCGAAGCCTGAAATGACAGAAGATATCAAAGAGTATCTTATGAATTTTAATTTAATTTAGTAGAAATGGAAAATAATGGGTAAAAGAGTTCTTTTAACAGGTGCAAGTGGTTTTGTTGGAAGCCATGTATTGAGACATCTATTAGTAAATACAGACTGGTTTATAGTTTGTCCAACAACCTTTACACATAAAGGTTTGACAGATAGAGTTAATGTTGCCTGTGATGATTTGCCAGATGCATACAGTAGAGTAAAGGTAATTAAGACAGACCTTACTGCCCCAATCTCTCCAGTAACAGCACACGCATTTGGAGAAATTGACTATGTAATTAATGTTGCTAGTGAAAGTCACGTTGATAGAAGCATTGAAGAACCAACTCCATTTATTTTAAACAACGTATCTTTAATTTGCAATCTCCTTGATTGGGCTAGAGTTGCAAAGCCAGAAAAGTTCTTGCATATTTCAACTGATGAAGTATATGGTCCTGCACCAAAGGGACATGCTCACAAGGAATGGGTAGACCAATATTTCCCAAGCAATCCTTACTCTGCATCCAAGGCAGCACAAGAAAGCATTGCATTCTCTTACTGGAGAACTTATGGAATTCCAATTGCAATTACTAATACAATGAATATTATTGGTGAAACTCAGGATCCAGAAAAGTTTATGCCAATGGTAATCAAGAAAGTTCTTAATGGAGAGACTATGAAGATTCACGCTTCTCCAGAAGGAGAAATTGGAAGTCGCTTCTATCTTCATGCTCGTAATCAGGCAGACGGTCTTTTGCATACTCTTAAGCAAGAATTTCCACTCTATGGTCAGTCAGATACCCCAGCAAAGTTTCACATTGTTGGTGAAAGAGAAGTTGATAATTTAGAGATGGCTCAAATGATTGCTTCAGCAGTTGGAAAACCACTACGCTATGAACTAGAAGACTTTCATTCATCACGTCCAGGACACGATTTAAGATATGCCCTAGATGGAAAGAAGATAGCTGATACAGGTTGGATAGCACCAATGCCACTAGAAGAGTCTATTAGAAAGACGGTTGAGTGGACTCTTAAGCATCCAGAATGGCTAAATCTGTGAAAGAATATTTAGCACAAAATGATATTTGCTTTGATGACATTTTAATGGTTCCACAGTACTCAGAAGTTGTTAGTAGAAGTACTGTTGATTTTAAGATGCCAATTGGTGGATACTCTTGGCTAGATTTTCCCGTAATTGCATCTCCAATGGATACAGTTTGTGAAAAAGATATGGCTATTGCTATAGCACAAGCTGGTGGCATTGGAATAATTCATAGATTTATGTCTGCAAAAAATCAGATAAAAATGGTTGAGGAAGGATGCAGTTATTAGACTTAAAAATATTGTTGGAGATTCTGTTCATATTATGGCTGGAAATGTTTCTACAATAGAAGGTTTTATAGCCCTAGATGTTGCAGGTGCAGATTCTATTAGAGTAGGCATTGGTGGGGGTAGTATGTGTACTACAAGAATTGTATCTGGACATGGTATTCCAACACTTTCTTCAATTATAAACATCCGAGAAGCAAAAGATAAGTTTAACTTAAATGCTGGGATCATAGCAGATGGTGGAATTAGAAATACTGGAGATATGGTAAAGGCTTTTGCTGCAGGAGCAGATGCTGTAATGCTAGGATCAATGTTAGCAGGAACTGAAGAATCTCCTGGAGATTTATATTTTGAAGGGGATAAAAAGTTTAAATCTTTTAGAGGAATGGCTAGTAAAGAAGCTAATAAAGATAAAGATATTGCGGTAGCAGAAGGAATATCTACAAAGATTGCTTATAAGGGATCTGTAAAAGATGTAATTAAAGACATTAGAGGTGGGCTTGGAAGTGGATGCTCCTATTCTGGAGTTGACTCCCTACACGATCTATATAAAGACTCTATGTATATTAGAGTTTCTCCACTATCAGTAAAGGAGTCTTTGCCACATGGAAGATAATGATGATATTTCTGAACAAGAATTATCTGAAGTAATTGAGTATCTTATTGAAGTAGGGGCTATGGAAATTATGGGGTACGACTCTGTATCTGATCAATTTACATATAAAGTTACTTCAAAGTGTAAAGAAATTTATCCAGAACTATATTATGCACACTATGAAGCTGTTGGAGAAATGGCTAGTCAATTGTGGATGAAAGATGTCATTGACATTGTTTTTACTGAAGGTCAAACTATTGTTGGAGTAACTCCAGAACAGGTTGATTATATTAGAGAAAATATGCTTACCTTTACTGATGATGAAAGATTTTTTCTTGATGTACTTCTTGAACGATACGATCAAAAATAAGATATAATATAACTATGCCTTATGATATTAAAAGAAATTATGGTGGATGCAGAGGATATGCTGTAGTAGGCAACTCTGGAATTCACGGATGCCATACTACAAGAGCCTCAGCAATTCAACAGCAAAGAGCTTTATATGCTGCAGAAAGTGCAGAAAAAACAACTAAAGCAGATGAGTGGGAAGGCGAGCCACTATACAATATGCTATCAGAAGATGAAAGAGCTTTTACAGACTCACTGCTAAAATTAGCAGAAGAGCTAGGACCTCTAGACCAGTCGGAAGGCATCTGGATTGGTTATGAAGATGGGTCTACAAATCAGAATGCATCAATTGGCGTAAAGTGTGGAAATTGTGCTCTTCATAAATCTTCTGTTGCTTGTGCCATTCTTTCACAACAAATTGAAGAAGAAGGTGCTTGTAGACTTGCAGTAATTCCAGATGGCTATGTTAGTGTGGATGGAAAGAATACTGGAGAAGAGTTTATGGAAATGATTCCTGAGATGTCAAAAGCTGATTCTGTAAGAGTTGGACAAATGGTTTCTTGGAATTCAAGTGGTGGAACTGCTAGAGGAAAAGTTGTTAGAGTAGTCAGAAATGGATCTATTAATGTTCCTAATTCTGATTTTACAATTACTGGAACTCCAGATAATCCAGCAGCACTTATTAGAATTTATAGAGATGGTAAGCCAACTGATACTTTAGTTGGTCATAAGGTAGATACTCTTAGAGTTTCAACTTCAAAATCACACGATGATGTTATTGGAAATGACGATGTTCCAAATATGAGACCACATTCAATGGAAGATTGCGAAGATGACAACTGTCCACAGCATAACATGAACAAAAAAGATTATGATTCAAAAGAAAGAAGAATGTTAGCTAGACAAGGAAGAGCCTTGCCAGACGGATCATTTCCTATTGTAACCGTTTCAGATCTTAGAAATGCAATTCAATCTGTTGGTCGTGCATCAAACTATTCACAGGCAAGAAATCATATTATTCGTAGAGCAGAAGCTTTAAGCAGAATTGACTTGCTTCCAGAAGAATGGAAGCCAAAATCTAAAAGAGCTTCTAGCGTTGAAAAGAGAGATGTTTCTGATATTGATTTAAAGCCAACAGAGTCAATGGCTAATAATGCAAAAAGAGGTCTTGAACTAAGAGCTAAGTTTGGTAGAGGTGGAACTGCTGTTGGTGTTGCTCGTGCTCGTGATCTAAGTAATAGAACAAACTTAAGTCCAGAAACTGTTGCAAGAATGTACTCATTCTTTTCAAGACATGAAGTAGATAAGCAAGGAAAAGATTGGGACAATGCAGAACGCCCTTCTAATGGAAAGATTGCTTGGCTGCTTTGGGGTGGAGACTCTGGATATGCCTGGTCAAAACAAAAGTGGGAAGCTATCCAAAATGCCAGAGCCAGTAAGTCTGACGAAACCTGGAAAGACTCTCCATTTTCTTTTTATAAATAATTGGAGGTAGGAATGAAAAGCTTTTCCCCATTGCAGAGAATTTCTGGATGTCTAATTGCAATTAATCTTTTTGCTATAAACTTATTTGTTTTAATAACAGGTTTGATTCAAAAAAATAGGGAACAAGATTTTTTGGTAAATTTTTCTACTATTCCAAGACAAAGCCAACTATCTAAAATACTGGATGAGGGAACTGTAAAGGTTGCAATCCAAGACGACAGTGCTTACTGGGTAATAGATAACATTCTTTATAAGTGTGACATAAGTAAAGATGGAAAAATTCATAATGAAAATGCTGAAAGAGTTGATGTTTTTAATCTTTCAGAGAAAGAAATTAATAATCTTCTTTCAATAATTGATAGCATAAATAGCTAGTTTAAAGTTGACAGATGTCATATAAAAATGTATAATAGTATCTAATAGAAAAGGATTTTCGATGGTTATTGTAGTTGAGGGAACTAAAGCGTTCTCTGATTATGAGATATTTATGAGAGCAATGACAGTTGCTTTGTCAACTCCAAATAATGATAATCAAATACAGGTGTGGAGTCTTGGACCACATAAGATTAATAGTTTTACTGCAGGGTTTTGTAATTCAGCAGAAAGCTATCTTAAGCAAAAAGGTTTTAAGGTTTCCTTTTCTAAAGTAACTGAGCAATGGGTTAGACAAAATGTTGAGTACATAACATACTATGCATACTTTAGTTTGCCAAAAGAACCTTTGTCAAAGTTTGCAACACATATGGAGCATCAAGAAGATGTTGAGATGGGAATATTTAGGTACTAAATGAGTTTAACAGCCTGGTCATTAATAGTTTTTGCATCATATACTTTATTTTATTTGTCAATGTTTATAGCAGTAACATTTAAAACAAGACTATCAACAATAGTAATAATGGTTGCTTTATGGATAATTAATCAGATAGTAACCCTTTGGTATGGACTTGCAACTAATCAAATAGGATTTGTATTAATTTTTATATTACAATTTATTGTTACACTTCTAACAATAATTATTAGCACAGAAAGATCTATTAATGAAAATATCTGATTTAGATAAAATGGAATCAATTGTAAAAAGCAATCCTTCTTTAAAATGGGAAGGATGGGATGTAGTATTCCTTGAAGAAGATGGGGATGCAAACCTAAAAAAGAATGCAGCATTTGTTGATTCTAAGTGGCACAAGAGAATTGTGTTTGAAAATACTGGTGGAGCTTGGGACATACCTGACTCTATATTAAGGAAGGGCGATGTACAAGTTTGATGAAAAAGCTTTATGCCTTAATATGGATACAAATCTTTTCTTTGATCAATATGAAGAAAATCCAGAGGTTTCAAAAAAAGTAGATCTTTTATGCATAAAATGTCCAGCACAAAGGCAATGCCTTGCTTATGGTGTTAGTAACTCTGAATGGGGAGTTTGGGGTGGAGTGTATTTAGAAGGCGGAAAGATATCTAGAGAATTTAATAGTCACAAAGAAAAGACAGACTGGTTTGATATCTGGTCTGGTATAACAATGGAGAAGGAATAATGTATACATCAAATATGAAAAAGGCTGTTCACTCAATAAAGCCACCAAAAGATTTTCATATGGATATAGTTGACTACGAGCACTTCCTTGCGATACAATTCTATGAGAGTCACTGGAGACATATGAGTGACCCAGAAAGACTTCGTTGTATAGAGTATATGACGAAAATAAAAAAAATGCTGGAGAGTCTTGGAGCACAGGTAGCCCTGGATCCAATTCTTGACATAACACACCCAGATAAGGGTTAAGGAGAAAAAATGGCTACACTAATTACAGTAGTTGGAAATCTAGTAAAGGATCCTGAAGTTAAGGATCTTGGTGCTGGAAAAGTTCTTGCAAAGCTTAGAGTTGCAAGCACTGAAAGATTTCAAGATTCTGATGGATCTTGGAAAGATGGAGATACAGCATTCTACGATGTTGTATGTTGGCGAACACTAGCAGAAAATGTTGCTGGAAGTTTGTCAAAGGGAAATAAGGTAATTGTTCAAAGATGGAACTAAAGGCAACGCCTTTGAGATTGATGCTACTGATGTTGGTCAGTCAATGTCTATTAAGACTGGTAGTTTTAGTAAGTCAACAAGTGTTGCAAATTCTACAGTTTCAGTTGGATCTGAAGAGCCTGATCCTTGGGCTTAGTTGGGTGTCCCCCTTCGGGGGGACATTTCAATATTTGACAAAATAGAAAAAGTTTGGTAGAGTATATTAATGCCAGTATATTTATATGCATGTGAAAAATGCGAAGACAATAAAGAGTTGGTCAAGGGTATGAATGACCCTGACCCAGAAAATTGTCCAGATTGTGGTAGCAGCATCAAAAGGATTTTTGGTGTTGGAGGAATTCAATTTAAAGGAAAAGGCTTTTATAGCACAGGAGGATAGCAGTGTCTAAGAAAAATGAAATGTTAGTTGAAGAAAAACAATATCGTGCAGTCATTACAAAGGTTAAAGGTGGCTGGAAAGCTTCAGTTCAAGTAAGGCTTGGAATCAATGAATGGAAAAAAGTTCAGTGTGGTTTGAAAGGTTTAGTTTTTGCATCAAGTAGTGCTGCTGAAAATGTAGCAAGGATTAAGATGAAAGAACAGTCAAGCCTTGATAAAAACGACAAGGATGAATCGTATGTTATCTACCCTAAATAAAAATAGAGGATTTCAGTATGACTTTTTTGCAGAAGAGTGGTCTTACGAATGTGGTGCATGTGGTGAAGAGCTGTATGCACCAACTAAGAAACATCTGGAAGGAAACTTCTGGATACATACCCACTCTAATAATTGCATTGGTGGATGGTAATGAATAAAGAAGAACTTGAGCAAGCATTATCTCTTATAGATGAAGAGATTATG